ATGTTTAAACCGGAACTCCTTTCCCCGGCGGGAACGCTGAAAAATATGCGTTACGCTTTCGCTTATGGCGCAGATGCTGTTTATGCGGGCCAGCCGCGTTACTCCCTGCGTGTGCGCAACAACGAATTCAACCACGAAAATCTTCAGCTCGGCATCAATGAAGCCCACGCGCTGGGGAAAAAGTTTTATGTCGTGGTCAACATTGCACCGCACAACGCCAAGCTGAAAACCTTTATCCGTGACCTGAAACCGGTGGTGGAAATGGGGCCGGATGCGCTGATTATGTCCGATCCAGGGCTGATTATGCTGGTGCGTGAGCACTTCCCTGAAATGCCGATCCACCTCTCGGTGCAGGCTAACGCCGTAAACTGGGCGACGGTGAAATTCTGGCAGCAAATGGGCCTGACCCGCGTGATCCTCTCTCGCGAGCTGTCGCTGGAAGAGATTGAAGAGATCCGCAATCAGGTGCCGGATATGGAGATCGAGATCTTCGTTCACGGTGCGCTGTGCATGGCCTACTCCGGTCGCTGCCTGCTCTCTGGCTATATCAACAAGCGCGATCCGAACCAGGGTACCTGCACCAACGCCTGCCGCTGGGAGTACAACGTCCAGGAAGGGAAAGAAGATGACGTTGGCAACATCGTACACAAGTACGAGCCGATTCCGGTGCAAAATGTTGAGCCGACGCTAGGTATCGGCGCGCCAACCGACAAAGTGTTTATGATCGAAGAAGCCCAGCGTCCGGGCGAGTATATGACCGCGTTTGAAGATGAGCACGGCACTTACATCATGAACTCGAAAGATCTGCGCGCCATCGCCCATGTAGAACGCCTGACCAAAATGGGCGTGCATTCGCTGAAAATCGAAGGTCGTACCAAATCTTTCTACTATTGTGCACGCACCGCACAGGTTTACCGCAAAGCTATCGATGACGCCGCTGCGGGAAAACCGTTCGATACCAGCCTGCTGGAAACTCTGGAAGGTCTGGCGCATCGTGGCTATACCGAAGGTTTCCTGCGTCGTCATACTCACGACGATTATCAGAACTACGAATACGGTTATTCAGTTTCTGACCGCCAGCAGTTTGTTGGTGAGTTTACCGGTGAGCGCAAGGGGGACCTCGCGGCGGTAGCGGTGAAAAATAAATTCTCCGTTGGCGACAGCCTTGAGCTGATGACGCCGCAAGGCAACATTAATTTTACCCTTGAGCACATGGAAAACGCCAAAGGCGAAGCTATGCCGATAGCACCAGGCGATGGTTATACTGTGTGGCTCCCGGTCCCGCAGGATCTTGAGCTCAATTACGCGCTGCTGATGCGTAATTTCTCCGGGGAAACCACGCGTAATCCCCACGGTAAGTGATTAATTTCGATTATTTTTCCCGGATGGAAAATTCTTAGAAACCGATCACATACAGCTGCATTTATTAAGGTTATCATCCGTTTCGCTGAAAAACATAACCCATAAAATGCTAGCTGTACCAGGAACCACCTCCTTAGCCTGTGTAATCTCCCTTACACGGGCTTATTTTTTACGTACAACAAATTGAAATAAAAGGATTTATTTCTGGTCACGTCCACACATTGACCACATCGACAAAAAAGCCCCTCGACTGAGGGGCTTTCTGTTTGTAATTACATCCACATAATTTGCTGCCCTGATGGCAACGGGTGCGGCCTTACGGCGTGGACTTCTCCCGGCTTCACGATGTATCGCTGTACCGACTCATAAGTGATGAACGTGGCGCTACAATTCACGTTCTGACACTGGTGATAACGCTCTTTTGTCGTGTCAGTGATATAGCGACTTGTACGCGCATGTGCGGCATGCTGGCATAAAGGACAATGAAACATCGCGAGCACCTCTTCCGGTTTTGTTGACGGTGCCATTTTAGTTAATTTATCCTTATAAAACAAACAGATAAAATAAAAACATTACTCATCATCTTCTGTTTCGTACTCCACATCAGAAAGCCTGACCTCAAGCTCCAAGGACGTCGTGAAGCCGCTATTATTCAGAAAATGTGTCACCTTAGTGATGGTCCAGTCCTGCTCGTCTATGACGCGCTTAAAGCCTGACACTCTGACCGGTGTTTCCGTGTAAATATCAGCACGACCAGTGGCAAGGCTGATGGAGAACTCCGCAACGCCCCGTTGCAGTTTATCCCACTTCGCCTGAGCGGCGCGCATGGCCTGTGCTTTCGTGGCATATACCGTAGTCAGGGCAAAAACGTTGTCAGCTTCACCGGCCATGTATTCACCTTCGCGCGCTTCCGGTACTTTTGGCGCTTTCTTCTGCGTGACCGGTTTCGCTTTCGGGTGCTCCAGTGCGCGCAGGTGTTTTTCTTTCTTTTTGCGTTTCAGTTTTACCTTCTGCTTTTGCGGCTTCGGGTCTTTGGTGTGTAACCACTTTGCCGTTACGCCGGTGTACTGACCGTTTTCGTCGGTGGTGCCGATGATATTGGAAACGGTCTGCGCAAGTTTCGTTTCCTCGTCGTCGCCGGTGCCGTCTTCCACGCGCACAACAACGGTGACCGGTTTTGACTGGTCGGCGATGGCCTGCAGCGACGCCGCCAGCGTGCCTTTTTTACCGGCCTTTGCAATTGCGCTCTGCACATTGGTAATCAGCACAGGTTTATTGAGGGGAAAGGTTTCCGCATCCGCATCGCTGGCCGTGCAGACCATGCCGACAATGGCAGTGGATACGGTGGAAATGACGCGGGTGCCGTCGTTAATCTCCAGCACCTGCACGCCGTGATGATAGTCACTCATCCGTTTAACTCCGTGGTTAATGGGTGCAACTATTTTCTGTTGTGCAGAGCATGAGACGCTATTTGACCTGGCTGGTCAGGGGATGAAACAACAGATAAAGAAAAGGCGGGCAATCAGCCCGCCTGTCCTGATTTGTATTCACTCATTTTCCGACTGACAATTTACATAGCCAAAACGCTATCAAATCTGACAGTCTGCTTGGAGCGAATTGCGGACGTTACTTTAAATTTCGATGCGGCTTAAATGACGTACAAATCGTTTCAGCCGCACCACCGGTGGTATCATTCCATTGTTAAATATTTGCCATTATCAACGCTGTAAACTGCAAAAAACCAGATGCAATTAGAAAGATAAACCCCGTGATTAGAAGCGGTTTCTTTTGCGCATTTTTAACGTGCGTAGTTGCATTTGCGAGATAATAAACATCCCCCTTATTGGTTGGCATTAATTGTTTAATGTTTTCTTCATGGCAATCTATTGCAAGAGAAAGTGCTGCAAGAATCCCTGTAACTCGATAGGCAAGAATCATAGAACCAATGATGCTACTAATTGCCGCTAGTATTTTTATGGTTTCAATTGTCATACTTTTTTCCATTATGAATTATTTACTCTTTAAAACCACTCACACATAAGTGAAGTATTGTTAATTGTTATTTTTTATAAGTTATAAATGAAAGATTCTCATCTAATATGAGTAACTCATACTCATTAATCCCTGTGTAAGGAAATCCTGTTTTAATATCATTCCATGATGAAAGGTTTATTTTTAGTACATCATCGGCCAGTTCCATTTTCACGGCTCCAAGTGGTATTGCAACACTATATCCGTTGTTATATTTTTCACTACTCTTATCTACAATCATAAATGATATTGGGTAGAATGAAATTATCGGCACCGCACAAGTTACTGCGAATGCTTTATAATTTCAATTAATTTTCATTAGTCAATCAGAAACCAAGCGGAAAATTTTAAGAAATCATAAGGTTATGTATGCTGCCGCTACGTCCGCTTCTGGCACAGAGCGGACTGTCAGATTATGCTTTACTCTACGCAATAGATATGTAAGCTCATACAACTTATTGCGGCATTTCCGGCCATTCAGGATTTGCAGGCTCCACACGACTGACCAGAACGCTGTAGCGTTCCCATGCTTCCAGTCGGCTACGCTCCTCATCTGTTGCCATGTTCAGTCTGACCGCGCGCTCCAGCGGCAAAATCACGGATTCAGCATCTGCAAGAAGTCTGGCTTTCCGGTTTTCTGCCTGCTGCCGCAATTCCTCTGCCGTATAAATGCGTTTAATCACTTTGCCGTCCTTAAACATCCAGTTCCCTGAAATGTCCGCCCGTCGATTAGCAGTAATATCCACCACTTCAACCACACTTAATCCATCCGGTCTGATAGCTGTCACATCCTTTTCCACATAGCGGATAATATTATCTTTGTCGTACGCTATTTTTATCGTGTCATCAGCAAAATACTTTTGTTCTTCGTACCAGTTCTTACCATCTTCTGAAAAAAACCAGACAACATCAAAGTCCTTTGTCAATTGATATTGTTCAACCGTTTTTGGATTACCTGCCGTTATATTTATCAAATGCTGCATAAATTATACCTGCGCCACGTTGTACCACGTCCCGTTAATGTATTTCTGAACCGGTCTGTAATATACGCCACCAATGTTATCGGCAGAGTTTGAGCCGGTATCCTGAACAATAATGCCGGTATATACACACCCGGACGGTGCCTGATGTGTCCATGTCATGCCATTGTTCGCAGGTTTGTATGTGGCGGCACCACCAAGCCGGATATCCCGGACATAGCGGGAGTCAAAATTGCTGAAATTTGATGGTATCACCTGCCCGGTAACCCGTAGTGCATCAGACTTAAGCGTCATCAGATCTTTTGTTGTGCTGCCAGACCTGATGCGCCATTTAAAATATTCATTGCCATTATCACCAGTTTCAAACCACATGTATGAGTCAGAATCAGCATCTGAATCATTTTTAAATCCAATTTTCGCCCAATCAGTGTTTCTTTCCCAAATCAGGAAGGCATCATTGATAAATTTTATGCTGCCTGACATGCTTCCACCTGATAATGCCAGAGCAAGAATATCCGCAGGTGTTGGCTTTCGTGATGTGGTATAAAACTCTGACCAGTCAGCCTCAAATCCATACCAATCACGTGCCGACCTGTAAAAAATCCCCCTGTTTTTATAATCCACAAGAAACTGCATTGCCGGACAACTTCCCTCACCCGTGTAAAAATGCAGCACCATTTTGGATGCTCCGCCATCCTTTGCACAATAAGCACCACTGTCCCAGTTCCATCCTACCGCTTTATTATTTGCAACCGTATTTCCTGTTTTCCCTAATGCAAAAGCCGGTTGCTTATTTTTCGTATTGTAGTCGCGTCGCCAGCCCGGCGCATAATCAGCTCCGTGATTGATATACGTGAATTGCGCACTGGTGGTACCACCACCGCTTGATGTACTCGGAGTGGTCACACGAATGGTCATTGCTGCTTTAACGCCCATAACCTCAATCACGCAACCTGCAAGATGAATCGTCCCACAGTCAGTATCGGTAATAATTTTGTTATTACCGTATGACCAGGAACACTTGCACATCCAGTAGGGATGATTAAAGGCTCCCTGAGACTCTAGCCAGTCAATAAACTGAGCGGTTGTCCAGTTTCCGGCTTCAGTGCTCAAAGCACCGCTATAAGCACGACAGGCACCGATATTTTTCGTGAAGGTATCCTTTCCCGGAATATCCGCACCGTTCTGATCTTTCTGAAGACGTTTTTCAGCATTGTCATAGGCAGACTTCACCGCTTTTGGTGTTGCGGCCAGCGTTTCAGAATCACTGTTGGTGTCGCTACTGAGCTGGACAAGACCTTTTCGCGCCGTGGTGGCATCCTGTGCAGTGTATTTCCCGTTAGCAAGGTCATATGCTGCTTTTACCGCCTTTGGCGTTGCCGCAAGCGTTTCAGAATCGCTGTTGGTGGCGCTACTGAGCTGGACAAGGCCTTTTCGCGCTGTGGTGGCGTCCTGTGCGGTATATTTCCCGTTAGCCAGGTCATATGCTGCCTTTACCGCTTTTGGTGTTGCGGCGAGCGTTTCAGACGTGCTGTTGGTGGCGCTACTGAGCTGGACAAGGCCTTTTCGCGCTGTGGTGGCATCCTGCGCAGTGTATTTCCCGTTAGCAAGATCATACGCGGCCTTTACCGCTTTCGGCGTTGCGGCCAGTGTTTCAGACGTGCTGTTGGTCGCATTGCTTAACTGAGTAAAACCTTTTGCGGTCAGCGAGGCGTCCGGGTGACGTCGTGACTGTTCATGCTCTGCAATTTTGTCATCAACGTAATCCTGCGTCGCCATCACCGTTGTGGTGTCAATGGTCAGCGCCACTGAGGCCACACTGCTGACGATGATGACCATGCGACAGGTCTGCGAACGCCCTGAGCCTTCGGCAAGAGCTGGCTTATAACTTTCGGCCATGTTCGCCACGGCAATTAATGTTCCCGCATCATCGTACAGGCCAAGCTCACGCATCCAGAAACCGCCCACCTCCGGCGGAATAACCAGCTCTGCGATAATATAATTACTGTTTCGTTTGTCCTGGCTGATTTTGTTCAGCGCATGTCGCCAGACTTCATGGATAAGCCCGGTCTGTCCGGCATCCGGGACAGGCAATTTACCACCGCCATCCCCGACGGCCATCGTGGTAATGTTGACCTTCCGCCCTCCCGGCGCGGTTGCCGCTGCCAGCTTTGCTGCACCGGCAGTGGTGATAACGGTTCTGAATTTTGTGCTCATTATTCCTCACTTATCCGGGGTAAACCGTAATTACATCGCCGTCGTAAGCCACACCACCGGCGAACAGGTAGCCGGGAATGTCCCGGGTAATGTTCAGGCCAATAAGGTGACGGCTTGCAGGTTTGGCATCAGCAATCAGCCGTTCCATTTCCTGATACATTGCCTCTGTGATGCCACTTTCCAGAACACCAATATCAAGCCGGAAGGTGCCTGGCGGGTCACTGTTTTCCCACCACTCCGTCACGTTGATGAGATAGCCGAGCGGCTCCACCACACGCCGGATTGCACCGATAGTGCCCTTATGACAGTGGATGAAATACGCATCGCGGATAACGGCGCGTTTTGTCGCTTCCGGCCACTTTTCATCCCACCTGTCGACCGAAAACGCCCACGCCAGCCACGGCAGCAGATTTGCCGGACAGGTGTCCGGGTTCCACAGCTCACGAATACTGACCGGCGTTTTTTCAATTTCCGCACAGGCTTTTGCGGCGGCGACCTCAAGCGGTGATGAGCCGGTCGGCAGCAGTCGCGAATCACTCATCCGAGCCTCCGGTCACGACGCGGTATTCGGTACAGAAAGACGCCTGCGTACTGTTGAGCACGATGTCGGCCAAGGCAAAAGACGTTATCCGCCGTGGCTGTCTGGAATATGACGTCAGCGCCACCGACATCACCAGCTCGTTTATGGCTATCCGCAAGACCATGACCAGCAGCGGACGCAGCGCCACCTATGAGGCCAGCCGCAGCGAGGAAGCCAGCCACGCCGACCTCGCCTGGGCAACCATGCACGCCCTGTTAAATGAGCCACTCACCGCCGGTATCAGCACTCCGCTGACATCCACCATTCTGGAGTTTTACTGATGAGCAAGAAAAAAGGGAAAACACCGCAACCTGAGGCAAAAAAAATGACCGCCAGCGCCCCGAAAATGGAGGCTTTCACCTTTGGTGAGCCGGTGCCGGTACTCGACCGCCGTGACATTCTGGATTACGTCGAGTGCATCAGTAACGGCAGATGGTATGAGCCGCCGGTCAGCTTTACCGGTCTGGCGAAAAGCCTGCGTGCTGCCGTGCATCACAGCTCACCGATTTACGTTAAACGCAATATTCTGGCCTCGACATTTATCCCGCATCCGTGGCTTTCGCAACAGGATTTCAGCCGCTTTGTGCTGGATTTTCTGGTGTTCGGTAATGCGTTTCTGGAAAAGCGTTACAGCACCACCGGTAAGGTCATTAGACTGGAAACCTCACCGGCAAAATATACCCGCCGTGGCGTGGAGGAGGATGTTTACTGGTGGGTGCCGTCCTTCAACGAGCCGACAGCCTTCACGCCCGGCTCCGTGTTTCACCTGCTGGAGCCGGATATCAATCAGGAGCTGTACGGCCTGCCGGAATATCTCAGCGCCCTTAATTCTGCCTGGCTGAATGAATCAGCCACACTGTTCCGCCGCAAGTATTACGAAAACGGCGCTCATGCCGGATACATCATGTACGTCACTGATGCCGTGCAGGATCGCAACGATATCGAAATGCTCCGCGAAAACATGGTGAAGTCGAAAGGCCGCAACAACTTTAAAAATCTGTTTCTCTATGCCCCACAGGGGAAAGCCGACGGCATCAAAATTATCCCGCTCAGTGAAGTGGCAACGAAGGACGATTTTTTTAATATCAAAAAAGCCAGCGCCGCTGACCTGCTGGACGCGCACCGCATCCCCTTTCAGTTGATGGGCGGCAAGCCGGAGAACGTCGGGTCGCTGGGTGATATTGAGAAAGTGGCAAAGGTCTTTGTCCGCAATGAGCTTATCCCGCTACAGGACAGGATCCGCGAGATAAACGGCTGGCTCGGTCAGGAGGTCATCCGCTTTAAAAACTACTCACTGGACACTGACAACGGCTGAACATCGCCGCCTGCGGGCGGCTTTTTTATACCCCGTCATCACGCCCTCACTCGCTCACCACCGCACAAAACACCCCGCAGACACACCAACCCCCAACGGGCAGACTAAGCGCCGTCACGACGCGCTGAGACGCTGGAAAATAAAATCAGCACCACCGCCAGCGCGCAGTGCTTTCCCCGCCTCGCCCGCCCGCTTCATGGGTCGGTTTTAATGCAGGTGCATGACATGATTTCTCCGCGCCGACACTGGCACGGAGCACTCTTAACAGATAAACAATAATCATGCATTCTAATGCAGCAACATAAAAGTTTATAATTTCCTCAACAATTTCCCATTGTTCTTATCAAAGGATATCATTGTATAGTCATACCCTTCTAATGCCTCTTTTAAGACATTTTCATCTTCTGATGTAGCAAAAATGATCTGCCCTTGTCCTTTTGTTGTTTCTGCAGCATCTTTAAGTAACTCGGCAAAACTTACTTTATTTGCTTCTTGTTGACGAGGCTCATCAAACACAATCAATCCAGGGTGATTTGTTTGAAATTTAGAACCAACAACAAATAAACTTATTAAATAACCCCAAATGATTCTTATTCCATCACTAGCTGATGTGTCAAAACCTATATCATATCCTTCCCTAGTAGGTAAGTAATTATCTTCTGATATTGACACAAGTTTAGAATCAAAACTTGTAAAATTATATTTTTCTAATCGTGCAACGACTTCTTTATTAAGAAATTTTAACTTATCGGCATCATTACGCGACAAGAAATTATCTGGCAACCCTTTTCTTTTCGCGATAAGCTTTTTATATCTACGGTGTAATGAATCCAACTCCAGTCTAATGTCCAATATACTTTTAATGCCATCGTTAATGGCATTAATTTTATTCTCAATGTTTATTTTACGTCTCAGAAACTCCTCCTGAACAACCATTGAGGGATATTTTGACTCCCTTAATGCATTAATATCAACTCTAATCTTGGCTATTTCCCCCTCTAAATCACTCCTCTCAACATCTTTAAGCTTTAATTGCTTTTCACTATCCGACAGAACAAACTCAAATGCTTTTACTTGCTCTTTAATAAAGTTCAAACTATCTTCATATGTCATCAGATTTTCTTGCGATGAAAAACTTAGCAAATTATCATTATAACTTGCACCACAAGTCGGACAAATATTTGACATTAAATCTGTTGACTTATACGCATCCGAAGATGATATTTTCTTTAAATCTTCATACTTCCTTTTATCTTCCAACAGATTATACAATCTGTTTTTGGTCGCCTGAATTTGATATTGAATATAACTTCTATGCTCACAAATCTCTTTAATCTTTAATTCCAGAGAGTTAATTTCATCATTTTTTTGACCTAATAACTTAACCACTGATAATTGTAAAGTTTGTTCTTCTTGCTCACCAAGAGTGTCAAACTTAATTTCTTGCAACTCTTTTTCCAGTTCATTACGAACATCAACAATAGATCTAACGACACTACCATTTTTAATAATCAAATCTATCTTATAATGATCAAATTTTGCCACTGGTTGTTCAGGAATCCCTGTGACAACTGACGACAATTTAGAAGCAATAACTTCTGCATTGTGTTTAATTAACTTCCAATCATGATAAATAATATCAAGTTCATTTCTTAACGAACTACGCAATAAAATATTATCATTAACATCAAGAGACATTAAAAATTCTAGAGCTCTTTTCTTTGGCTCTTTAATTCCAAATTGTGTTGGTACAGTCGCCATAATTGACGACCATCCTTTTTTTTGCTCAACATACCATGCAGGGAAAAGTACGGATGGATAAAGAATAGTGTCCTTCCCATTATGGTTTGGAACATTTGGCAAACTCCAACCTATAAAATCAGCTAACCACTTATAGAAACCACGTTCCCTTTCAGTATCGCCCTCTCTATGTAAAAAATAAGTACCACTCTTACTTTTTACATTATTCTTCTCATCTATATAAATAACATTATTATTATCGTGACCGATAATATTCCTTTTCAAAGATGCTTCTATTCCCTTATGATTCTTTATTTTTAGCAAAACATAAGATGATATTACACTAACTTCAACATTATCTTTTGTCGTTAGTGCTCTAGTCAAAGATGGAGGGAATGGGATTTTTCCAGAACCGACACCTAATGCCTTTTCCATCCCAAGTGCATATGCAATCCCATTCATGCAAGTTGATTTACCATGAGAATTCTCAACTCTTAATAAAAACAAGCCATTTGAAAAAGGTATACTAACACCATAACGCCCATCCGAAGTATTTGCTACTAACTCCAATGAAATAATTTCCAACGACATATTAACCCACCTGAAATATTTTATTAATGTTAGTTTCGGACAGTCCAGCCTTATGTTTATTTAGCACCAACCTTTCTTCTTTGAACACATCAAGAGAAAGCAATTTCTCAGCGACCTTAAGCCCCTTTTCATTTATTTTGAACGCTCGTTCATTTCTCAAAATAAAATCCTCTGCTAATAATAGCTGTATTGCTCTATCTAAAGTTGGATCCAATCTTACTTCAGGCTTTAAACCTTCTTTGTTTAAAAGCCAGAATTCAAACATTGCTTCATTATTCTCTGACTTTAACATCCAATTAATTAAATGAAGTTTTTTTAAAGAACAGCAACCAGCTCTCCCTGTGACAAGGAATATTATCAGCAACAAACTGCAACGCCACAATGGTCTCATATCACATGGCAAATGTTCAGGTCGTTTATTAAACGTAAACGGCCTTCCTATTATTTCATCTATCGTTATATGCATTTGCTTTTCCATTCTAAAAATCTAAAGGGCATCTTATAAGCCAATCAGAAATAACTCCCCATGTTATCTTATCCAAGTCAGCCTGTTTAAGCGTACTAACTTCCTCTTCAATACATTTCTTTAACAAAGCGATTTCATCTTTCATTATATCTGATGGTTTCGCATCTGATGAAGTAAGAAGAAAGAGACCTACCAAATTACGTTCTCTATGTTGAACACAGTTATAGATAATTTCATAGATATCAACCCAGTCTCTCTTCAAAGCATCCAGCAAGTTTTGATAATCAAGATATTTTTGTATTAAAAACTCTCTATATAAACCCTGCCTAGATACATCATCATTTATCTTAGGTAATTTTAAATTTAGCTTATCTAAAAAAGATGTATTTTCACTAATAAAGTTAGCAGCATTCTCAGCCGTCGCATCATTTATATTAAAGCTTAATTGATAGTTATTTTTGCGAAGAAAGAACGCTTCTTCTATATAATTTCGATCTGTTTGCACTACTATTTGAAAATCATCAGCAACGTAAGAAATCCCTAACTCTCTTACTTTTAATGATTTTTTTGTGCAATATTGACTTAATTTCGCCGATTTATTATATGGTGTAGCTAATATCCAGCGGCTAATTTTTAATGTGCCAAAAAGCTCCTCTAATTCTTTAATGTTATCCTGAGAAAACTTTTTTATATCAGTATAAATCTTTTTTTGTTGCGCTTTATAAAGCTTATCAATATCACTCGACTGCTCAGGCAAGTAACACTGAAAAACATGACCACTCAGAGTGTAACACTCCAGCCCAAAGTCGCCTCCATGCTCATCTGGCAAGTCACAACAGTTAGCAGGCTTATAATGTAGCCAAACAATATTTTTGAAATATGATTCCCACGCTTTTGGGTCACTATAAGGATCGTTATACATCGCCAAGCCCATAAATCAATTTTTTGTAGTATAACTTCTTACACATCAAAGAGTAAATCCACCTAGTTTGCAAATTATCAACCTACAAGAGTGTTTCGGTGTGCAGATTTTTCATATTTAGATTACCACCTCGAAAATGCTTCCCACGCCTTCTGAACATGGTAATGAAATTCTTTTGCGCCATAGTTCACAATTGCACCACGCGCCAGCGCCTCAAGCTCCCATCGCTGCGGCCTGATACCGTTCTGAGCAAGGTCAACGCGGATACGGGTAATTTGCATTCGTTCCGACCGGGTCAGTCTGGCCGATGGCGCTATTTCATGCGGTTTTAACGGGCTTCCGTTTCTTTGCTGACGGTTTGGTCTTCTCAGACCGTGTTTTAATGCACCTCTGAGCGCCCTCACGACCTCCTGGTCATTCCATTCGATAACACCGTCATCTACCAGATTAAGCACTGCTGCGGCGTGCTCAGAAGGTGTGGGAGCCGGTAACGAAGTATCACCACCGGTGAGCTTTCCACAGTTATTGACAGGACTCCGAGGCGCGGCGATGCCGCTTTTTAAAGCCAAAGGCTCCACGACCGGAACTTTCGGCACAATGCGCCAGTCCGTCGTTCTGGTGATATGAATATGACGCGCGCCGAGATGCGGCGCGTAAATGCCGACCACTCTCTCGACTTCTTCCTCGTACTCGTTAACTTCATCCGACGGACTACGGGCGACCCTGACAGTCTGACAATCGCGCGGGACATTTGCCCCACCCTGTGCGCTGATATACAACGCAAAATCACCACTGTCTGCGGCGGCGCGTGCAGCCTCGACGCGCTCGTCAAACTCATCAGCAATGCTGACGCCGCGAGGCAATTTGCGTAGTTCACGGTAAGCCCCCATTGTCGGCAGACCAACCGTTTTAAATTGTGGGATGCGCCACGTTGACGCCCATGCGGTAACAGCCGCAGCAGTGTCTTTCAGCGGTCTGCCGGTATCGTTATCGAGCTGACCATCCAGTGCATAGCCATCGATGTTTTTTGAGATGTATTTCGCGATATACCCCGCAGCACCGCCCCGGTTAAGGTGTTTTGCCTGAAAACGGTTTCGCGCGGCTCCTCTTTCGTCGCCATCCTCTTTGAGCGCATAGCGACGCATGATTTCAATAATCTGGTTACGCTGGCGTGGATTACAAAAAAGCATCATATGCCAGTGCGGCGTTCCGTCGTGGTGTGGCTCAACGACACGCAAACCGTAGGCCTGTAAATCATTATCCTTGAATGCCGTGCGCATCAGGCTCCAGATACGACAGAGATAACGCTGCGCATCCTTTGGATTAAATGCCTCATCGTTCCAGCCGTGATTAAGCTGAACGGTTTTACTTTCGCCTTTTCTGACCTGACGAGTCGGGTGATACTTTGACGGCGCGGTCAGCGTGATAAACATCCCCACATCACCCTCTGCGGCGGCGTAACGCTCAATACCGGGCTTTTATTGCGCCGGATGTAGTCATAGCGTGAAGTAAACAGCGAGCGCAAAAAGTAAGGCAGGCGGTTAATCGTGGATAAAACACCTTGCACCTGACGCATCTCGTCACGTGTAAGGGGTCTTTCGCGCCCGACGGCCTCGCGTGGCGCGTTCCATGCATAAGCACCGGTAAACGCCTTACCGGTGCCTGCAGCAAATGCTGAAGGAGGGACAAAACGCCCGGAGGCTTTAACGGCCATATGAGCCAAAAGCCTCTGAACAACGCCTGCTGAGTTGCTCAACCTGCGCGTTTAAATCAGCAAAAGACTTTGCGCTTCCGGTCAGAATATCGTGATGCATCAGGCCGGAAACGAGCTGGCTTAATTTCGGATAATAACCAACCACCGCCAGCCATTCCTGACCGGCGTTTTTACCGCTTTCCGCTCTCTTTTTCTCGTGGAGAATAAACTGAAAGCTGTCACTGGTAACGACATAACGTTCGCCAATTTCAATACGAATACTCATGCCGTTCTCCGGTAATGTTTGTTTTTTGCTTCAAAGACTGACTGGCAGGAAACACAACGCGTGGCTGACGGATAAGCCGCACGACGGGCAGCAGGTATTGGCACGTCACACTCTTCGCAAACCAGCGCAGAAGCTCCGCAATGTTTTACCCTTGCCGCGTTAATCTGACGCTCCAGTAATTCAGCCTGTTGTTCCTGAATAAAATCTACGTTGTCCGGCATTACCAGTTCCTTTTGTCGTTCAGTTTTTTAAATTCATCAGCGCAATAGCTGGCAATTTCTGTCGTTAATTTCGTCAGTTCATCCACGGAGGAGATTTGCTTGTGAAATACAGCGCGTTTAACAAGTAAATTGACCACATCAGACAGGAGATTTAATTCGTTCTGATAAATCGCGATAACAGACTCAGTTATTTCGCGTTTTTCTTTATCAAGACCAAGTTGAATAAGAGATAGATCGCCATTTTTCATAACGGTGATTTTTAAGGCGTTATTCAGTAATACAACTGAACGAGAACAGGACATCAAAGCACCTCCCCGCGAGACAATCCGATATTGTGAAATTTTTCCGACTCCTGACTGAGCAGCTCGACTATCTCTACGCGGGATAACTCCGCCTTTGTGATGTGGCGAATCATGGCGTCAAGATGAGAAGAAAAGCGTGTCGCTGCGTCGGCCTGTGCTTCGGTTCTGGCCTGTTGCAGCAGTAATGCGTATTTACCGCACTGATTTTCAGAAACTGTATGCATGACTTTCTCCAGGCAAAAAGAAGCCCCGCACAATTAAGTGCGTTAAAAACTCTGGTTAATTACTTAATGCAGATATTGCTCTGGTTTTACCGACGTCAGAATTGTCGGTGCATACTCAAACAGGCTGAATAATTCACGTAATGCACGGAATAAGGCATCACGCCAGTAACATGATTCTTCATTAATTCGCCAGTATGGCTGGTTGAATTCTTTTTCAGTCAATCCGGCATGCATAAATAAAGTACGGCGCTGACTGACAGTTAAAAAGCTAATATATGCATACTCACTTGCACCGACCTGACGGCGTTTTGAGAATGCCCCACGCAGTTCATCAATTGCACAAACCAGCCGTTCACGTTCGACGTCGTTCATTTCTTCAAAACGCATCGTTGCGTGACGCTGTTTTAACTGCGCATGGAAGCAAACCGTTAGCCGTTCGCGTTCCATCATCTGATTATAATAATCGCATGTCTCCTGCCAGCGAGGGACGGCCAGATGCTTACCAATTATCCGGCGCATAGCTGCTGGCTGTTTTTCAACGAGATTAAGTGTCATCACTGTCATTTCCAGACCCTCCGGCTTTTCAGAAAGCTCAGAGCCTTTTTTAACGGACTCTGTTTTTTGGTACGGATAATGATTCCCTTACGCCCCTTACCGTGGGTGATGGTGAAGTCAATCGCCCTGGGGCTTTCGTTACGCAATAACTGAGCAATACAACGAGGCTCATTCATACGGTTCTCCTTAACGTGGTTCACCGAGACCTAACCACATCAACCAGCCGTCACGAATCTCTTTAGGACGGCTTTCATAAGCCAGTTTTAGTCCGTTATTCCATGCCGGAAGGTATACCCAATATTCACCAGCACGCCCCGATACTGACTGAGGGTCAGTAATCTCAATAACTGGTAATTTCCCTTTCTCAATCATGCCCCTTACAGCTCTTGGAGTTTTACCAATGAGTTTTGCAAACTCCTGATAAGGCACGGCATCAGTCACGCTTACAAGCTGTCTATTCATCTGCTACGATTCTCCCTTAGTGCTTCTAATGGCTCCTAATGGCTAATTATTGCCTAAAAGGATAACTCCAGAAGCGCAACATTTCACACTATCAGCAAGAAATTACGCAATCGGAGTAATTATGTCAATAGACGTTTCGGAGAAGTTGAAGCTAATCCGTGAATCTGAAAGGTTAAACCGTAAAGAATTCAGTGAATTAACTGGTGTAGCCTACAGCTCACTTTCGAGCTATGAGAGCCGGTCAAAAAACGCTGGAGTTGAAGCCATAATGAAGGTCTTACAACATCCCAGATTTACTAAATATACTTTGTGGTTCATGACTGATCAGGTAGCTCCAGAAGCCGGGCAAATTGCGCCCGCTCTCGCACACTTTGGGCAAAACGAAACAACGTCGCCCCACTCCGGTCAAAAGACTGGTTAACAATTTATCGCGAATATATTCATCACAAGTGCCTACTATTGGTGGCTAAATTTCAGCCACCACGAAAAAAGCGATTAGTAGTAGCAAAAAAAAGTACCACTCGGAGGGTTTTCTGATGGCAATCAAAAAACTCGATGATGGTCGATATGAAGTGGACATCCGCCCTACTGGACGTAACGGAAAACGCATCCGTAGGAAGTTTGATAAGAAAAGCGAAGCTGTCGCTTTCGAAAAATACACGTTGTACAACCACCACAATAAAGAATGGCTATCAAAACCAACAGACAAACGACGTCTGTCGGAACTGACACAGATCTGGTGGGATTTAAAGGGTAAACACGAAGAGCATGGGAAATCTAATCTTGGAAAAATTGAAATCTTCACAAAAATAACGAATGACCCATGCGCATTTCAAATCACGAAATCCCTTATCAGCCAGTACTGCGCCACCCGAAGAAGTCAGGGTATTAAACCTTCGAGTATCAATCGTGATTTAACATGTATTAGCGGCATGTTTACAGCCCTGATTGAAGCGGAGTTATTCTTTGGTGAGCACCCTATCAGAGGGACAAAGAGGCTTAAGGAGGAAAAACCAGAAACAGGCTATCTCACACAGGAAGAAATTGCCTTACTGCTTGCAGCACTTGACGGCGACAACAAAAAGATTGCGATTCTTTGCCTGAGTACAGGAGCACGTTGGGGAGAAGCAGCTCGTTTGAAAGCAGAAAATATCATCCATAACCGCGTCACGTTTGTTAAAACGAAAACAAACAAACCACGCACCGTCCCGATCTCAGAGGCTGTTGCCAAAATGATCGCGGATAACAAACGAGGTTTTTTATTCCCTGATGCTGATTACCCTCGCTTCAGAAGAACAATGAAAGCAATAAAACCGGATTTGCCAATGGGGCAAGCCACACATGCACTAAGGCACAGCTTTGCCACTCATTTCATGATTAATGGAGGAAGTATTATCACGCTACAACGGATACTAGGTCACACGCGGATTGAGCAAACTATGGTTTACGCTCATTTTGCGCCAGAGTACCTTCAGGACGCCATTTCTCTTAATCCGCTAAGAGGTGGTACTGAGGCCGAGAGTGTCCACACAGTGTCCACAGTAGAGTAACGTTTAAGGGCTTTCAGTGGTAATTTATGCCGCTCAAACCCGCATTGTACCGTTGAAAGCCCCTACTGGTGACACCCTAAATCTCCCTTACACGGGCTTATTTTTTATGCATAAGCCCTATCCCTGGTCACCGTCTTCCATTGACCACATCGATAGAATCTCCCTTCATAGCACGATGCCTTTCACGTAACGGCATCGTGCTCGCACAGGTTCCGGCTACGCACAGCCAGAACGCGCATATTTGACGCTTACCAAAAAATATTCTCACTCTCCACATTTGAATGTCAGACGAGTGACGCCATGTAATCCTGCACCTTCTGTCTTCAGGTCAACTATCTGCATTTTTTTGCCCTGAGTAACACAGAAATGGGCTGCATCATTTTTTACTATATTTTCTGCACCAGATATTCTACCCCTGGCTAAAGAAGCTTCGGCTTCGGTGTAGTATTGGTTATCGAGTTTACGCTGAATATTACTTTTATATGCAAGACCAAATTTACCGATACTTGTCTCATCATTATGCACAGCACAACCAGACATAATAAAAATACTAATTAATGATATAGCAGCTATCTTTTTCAT